CAAGGCGGCCAAGTATCTGGGTTGCGGTCGGCGAGTAATCGACAAGATGCTTGCAAGGCTAGAAAAAAAGGCGGCAAGTCAGGGCGTATCACCGCACAGAGATTTGACCCATCAAACAGCAGAAGGGTTTGAAGCAAAGCGAATCTCTACTGCTTACAAAGATGACGGGTCTGTTGCTTTGCAGTGGGTTATTCAAGAGCCAGAAAAGCGCGATATAAGGGCAAAAGTAGAGGCTGTAGTTGATGGCCTTACTGACGAACTAAAGGGATTTAAAAAGGCTGTAAAAGCCCCTGCAAAGGTAAATTCTGACTATCTAGCGATGTACATGATTGGAGATCACCATTTTGGTATGCTTGCCGATTCAGAAACTAAGATGGATGATGACGACTGGGACGTTAAGATAGCTACGCAGATACTAATTGACGCAACTGAAAGGCTATCCAAGCGTGTGGGTGATGCAGAGATTGGCGTTTTACTGAACGTAGGCGACTTTTTCCATGCCGACTCAAGCAAGAACGAAACGACAGCGGGAACTAGGGTTGACGTAGATACCCGCATTGGCAAGACGTTTAAACTGGCGGGGCGTTTATTTCAGATTCTTATTGATAAGATGCTAGAGATTCACAAAAAGGTAATTGTGATTAACGTGCGCGGCAACCATGATTCTGACATGGCGTGTCACCTATCCAGTTGCATTGATCTTCTTTACAGTGATGAAAAGCGGGTAAGCGTACTGCCTAATTATTCCAAGTTTATACATTACCAATGGCACAACAATCTTTTTGTTTTCCATCACGGCGATAGAATAAAGCCAGAGCAGATTCTGCAAACGGTGATAAAGAATCTTGATGATGAATGGGCGCAGAGCAAAAACCGATATTGTCACATGGGGCATATCCACCACCATGTCGAGCGCGAATATGGGAGCATGTTATTTTCCGCGTGGGGTAGCCTAACTGCAACAGATCAATGGCATTCAGACTCAGGGTACGGTGCAGAGCGTTCTATGACTGCTGTTGTTTATCACAAGGATAGCGGCGAAGATTCACGAGTTAAAATAAAGGTTGGAAAATGAGTAATGTTTATAAATTCCCTGAAAGTGGTATCAAACTTATTCGCTTATATTGTGATGACTGTAATAGCCCTCTTCAGTATTGGGTTTCTAATGACGGGGATAGTTACGGCCTATGCCACACTTGTGACCTTCATCAACCTGATGAGGTTATTCTCACTACTAAAAAGGTTCATTGATGGAAATCTACCAAAATCAAATAGGCGGCGATCATTACGCTAACAAAAAAATACAGCCGATACAGTACATCATGGCTAATAAATTGCCTTTCTGTGAGGGCAATATTGTCAAGTACATAACGCGCTGGCGAGAAAAAGGCGGTATAGAAGATTTACGCAAGATAAAGGAATACTGTGATTTTTTGATAGAGGGGGAAAGGGATGGCGAAAAGGAAGAAATCTACCGTAGCGCAAGAGGCTGAAAAAGCCGCAAAGCTACTACAAAGGCTAGTAAGGCTAAAAGCGTCAGACGATAACGGCTACTGCCAGTGCGTTACCTGCGGAAAATTAGACCACTATAAGAACATGCAGGGCGGCCACTTCATCCCTAGAGGCAGAACGGTCTTTAAGCTATTTGAAGAAAACATACACCCCCAATGCCCTAGCTGTAACCTATGGGGTATGAAACAAGCACACTACGTCCTGCGATACAGGCAATACATGGCCGACACCTATGGAGAAAAGAGGGTTAAGGCTATGGAGCGTTTAGCGTGGAGGGCATCACCTAAATTTGATAGGCAGGAAGTTATCCAGTTTGCCAGAGACCTAAAAGACCAGATCAAGGACGAAGAATGGCGAATCGGAGAATGCTAATCGAGGTATATACTCAAAAGTTATAAGCAGATTTTGTTTATACCATAACGGTATATACGAATTAATCAAATAATACACAAAAAGGTTTACCTTAGTCGAGAATGCGTGTACTGTTACACCTCAATCAAAAAACAAAGGTAATACAGATATGCCAATTAAATCACTAGATCAGCGTATTCAAGAAGTGCAATCAGCACTGGCGCAGGGGTTCACGACTAAATCAGGCAAGAAAGACGCTATGTTCAGCTTGTCGAATGGTTTTCATCAAGTTATAAATGTTCTTAAAGACGCTATATGGGATGTAGAGCGATCTACAGGTGAGCGCATCGAAGATTCTTTCAGCATTATTTGCAAGCAGTTGCACCACTTCAAGGTTGAGCATATTGAGTTTTTTGCTCAGTACAATAGCCACAACCAAAAAGCGATCAGCGACTTGTACAAGATTCTTGATCTGCGCGATCAAATCAAAGCCTCTGAGATTGGCGTTAAAGAAAAATCAGCTACTCAGTTAATGCTTGAAGAAGAAACCAAAATGGTCGCGGCTGTTAAAGATAACGGCTTCCGCACCAACACCCACATCGGCAATGAGTTCTGGTACTGCCAAAACGAAAACGGTTCTCACTGGTATCGGTGCGATTGGTACTTAGATGGCAGACGCACAGCGTTCAGCAAGTGCATGGCCTTGGTAGGTAAGGATTTTAGATTCTGGACTGCCAAAGGTTGCCCAAACATGAAGGGTTGGGAGTTTTCAAAAATCGCTGAGTTTTACAACAGCTAATTCAACCGCCCCCTACGGGGGGCAATCAAAAACCAAGGGGAACAAAAATGTCACAACCGAGAATGTATGAAACTAAAATGCAAAAAGTGCGCGTCAGCTATACTGTAGAAGTTGACGCTAATATGATCAAAGAGTACCTAAAAGAACTAGGCTCTGATGAGACTGTAAGCCAGTTTATAAAAAGCCACATGACAGCATCAGGGGTGGGTGTTCTTGAAGAGAACCTTATCAATAACGGCTACGGCTACAACACCGTGGAGGTAGTAGCATGATTAACTATCCGTACAAAATTGACCAAGTTAAAAATGAGATGGCGCGAAAGAAACGCGCTGAGAGCCGCCAGTTTGCCGCTCTAGGGTTTGCTTTGTTTATCCTTTACGTCACGGCATCAACTATGAGTTTCAACGACTGTCTTAATCTGGGGGTGTGCTAATGAGCATTGCAAAGTTTGAAGACTGCCTTGATGATATGGTTGTAGCTTACGCGCATGACACCTTCCAATGGTCAGGCGATATAATTGACTGCTCTGATTACGCAAAAGATAGGTTTTGCTACCAGTTTCTACTTCACGCAAAAAGTTGGTGGAATGATATATTGCCCCCGATCATAATTGATGAGGCTGAGTTTATAGCTAAGTTGTATGATGAGTCTGATAATTCAGTGCTATCAAACATCATTAAAGGCGATATTTATCTTTACCTAGAAAGTCGCTTGAGGGAAATGGTGCAAGAGTCGTTTGACAGGATGCACAATATTCAACCAGAGCCGTTTGCTGGCTATGCGAGAGGTGAGTGATGTCAAAAGTTATAGAGGCTCAAGATGCAATCCCTAGTGATGCTTTAGGCGCACTTAACGGGCTTTATTACAAAATAGGTACGCATGGCATGGCCTTTTACTGGAGCGGCTTAGAGTGGCGAAAAAGCGATAAAAACGCTACCCTAGTTAAGTCTGCTATAGATGCTCACAGGCACAAATTTTCATTTTACAATCAAGGATAAAAAAATGGATATTAAAAAAATGATAGATGAGGCGCATGAAAGTGCTGATAAGGCGATAGAAAAGGCGCAAGAAAATGCAACCGTCTGGTATCGCAAGCCATGCAAAATAAGCAACGGGCAAGCCGCCTTAGTTGTGTTGGTAGCTTTAATTGCAATACTAGCGTTTTAAATTCCCCCCAAGACCAAGGTTACTTTGACCTTTTGACCCAGCCTAGTCCACTGGGGAGTCGAAACGGACTACCTATATCATCGCTGATATGACCTCTATCTTAAACAATCATTTCCGTTCATATTCTACTATCTTTACAATGCGCCTCTAATTAATCAGGAGGCAACAGTGATACTTTACATGATAGCTTTTACCCTTATATCCCTTTCCCTAGTAGCAGTAGACGATCTTAGTTAGTTTACACTTTCGCTTAAAACCGTATACAATGCCCCTATCCATCTACGTTAGGGGTATGTTATGGAGTTAAATAAAGTCACAAATCTTATAGATGAATGCTTGTTCTTCGGATTAGAAGATCATCTGGCGCAGTTTGATGCCATCATTGATTCTATCGTGGAAACCGATGTGCAACGCCACACCATCCGCGAGGCTATAGCTGACTGGGCGATGTCGGTTGATGAGGCTGTTGGGTTTATGATTGATCAGCAAACGCCAGAAGAACCTACACTAACCGCAGAAGAAGTATTTGGGACTGAAGTATGACAGTTGGCAGACCTAAGTGGATACCAGACGAACTAACCTGTCGCAAAGCGCGAGAAATGGCTTCTAGAGGGCTAACAGTAGCGCAAATAGCTGATTGCTTGGGCGTATCCGATGCAACTATTTACGAGCGACAAAAAGAGTATCCTGAGTTTTTAGAGGCTATAAAAAGGGGTCGCAGTGAGGGTATAAACCAAGTAACCAATAAGCTGTTTGAAAAAGCAGTTGATGGCGACAATACCTGTATGATCTTTTACCTAAAGACGCGAGACAGGGAAAGCTGGGGCGAGCAGTATGTTGAACCAGTAAAAGAGATACCGCCTATCAATATAGTGGTTCAGAGAAAAAATGAAAACTAGAATACACGTAAATCAGCACAACATAAAAGCAAACAACAAGGGTGCAGACCTGCCTGTAATTACAATTAAAGACTACAGGCAAAACAGAAAGGTCAACGAAGCCTGTATTGTCAAAGATGGAGAAGTTCTTGCCAGAGTTGTTTATTCGCCCGACAAGCCTCTATCTTGTGGCGCAAAAGTATGGATAGAAACAGACCTAGAGGTTGTTGCTGATGGAACTGACCCTTCCGCAGAGTGAGATATTCTTATCCGAGGCTAGGTTTGTGTCTGTCGTTGCTGGTAGGCGATTCGGCAAGACCTTCCTAGCTACTGGCTCTCTTTTAAGGGCGGCAATTGCTGGCAACAATCGTAATATCTGGTATGTTGCCCCTACCTATGGGGCGGCTAAAGAAATATGCTGGAATATGCTAATTCACACCATCCCCGAAGAGTACATCCAAAAGACTAACGAAACAGCCCTAACGATAAAGCTGATTAACGGCTCTGTAATTGCCCTGAAGGGGGCAGAGAAGCCAAACAACCTGCGAGGTCGTGCATTAGATTATGTCGTGCTAGATGAGTTTGCAGACATGCGCCCAGAAGCATGGTTTGAA